TCAGTTTGGTGTAAATGCATTTAATGTTGATCCAAAAGAACTTCCAGATACTGATGAAGAGCTTGAGCTGTATATGCAGATAAAATATAAGCCAAGCATAGAAATAGCAAACGAGATTGCTATTGACACTGTATTTGAAATGAACAGGTATGATGAGCTAAGGAAACTAATGAATTATGACTTAGTTACTTTAGGTATATCTGTTGTTAAACATTCCTTCTTAATTAATGATGGTCTTAAAGTTGATTATGTTGATCCTGCTAATTGGATTCACAGTTATACTGAAAAAAATGATTTTTCGGATTGCTACTATTTTGGCGAGGTTAAACAAATGCACTATACAGAGGTTCTTAAGATAGATCCTACGCTAACAGACGAGCAACTAAACGAAATAAGAAACAGTAGTGCTGCATGGTATACTTACTTTCCAATTATTAGAAACTATCAAGACGATTACTTTACAAATGAAATTGTAACCCTTATATACTTTAATTATAAGGCAAGTAAGAAGTTTGTTTGGAAGAAAAAGTTACTAGAGAATGGTGGAGAGAGAGTTATCAGAAAGGATGAAGGATTTAATCCACCAATGGAGGATGGAATGCCATTTGAGAGAGTAGAAGCAGTTAGGGATGTTTGGTATGAAGGAGTAATTGTTGCAGGAACAAACATAATATTAAAGTGGGAGATGATGCGTAATATGGTTCGTCCTAAGTCAGCATCACAAAGAGCTTATCCAAACTATGTTGCATTTGCTCCTAGAATGTACAAAGGAGCCATGGAGTCTTTGGTTAGACGAATGATTCCATTTGCCGATCAAATACAATTGACTCATCTAAAGTTACAGCAAGTTACTGCAAGAGTAGTTCCAGACGGTGTATTTATTGATGCTGATGGTATTAATGAGGTTGACTTAGGTACTGGAGCTGCATATAATCCAGAGGATGCGTTAAAGCTTTACTTTCAGACTGGTAGTGTAATTGGTAGAAGTTATACACAAGATGGTGAGTTCAATAATGCTAGAATACCAATCCAAGAGTTAAGCACAAATAGTGGTCAGGCTAAAATGTCTTCACTAATAAACAATTATAATCACTATCTCAATATGATTAGAGATGTGACAGGAGTAAATGAGGCTAGAGACGGAAGCATGCCTCATCCAGATGCATTAGTTGGTATACAGAAACTAGCGGCAATGAACTCTAATACAGCTACTAGACATATTTTAGAAGGTAATATAAATATAACTAAGAGATTATCTGAATGCATTTCAATAAGAATTGCAGACATACTAGAATATTCTGATTTTGCTGAAGAGTTTGCAATGCAGATTGGTAAGTATAATATATCTATTCTTGATGAAATTAGAGATTTATATTTATTTGATTTTGGAATTTTTATTGATCTTGCTCCAGACGAAGAGGAAAGACAAATGCTTGAGGCTAATATTCAAGTCGCTTTACAGCAACAAACAATTGATTTAGAAGATGCTATTGATATTAGAAATATCAAGAATATCAAGTTGGCCAATGAGTTGTTGAAGATGAAGAGAAAAAGAAGAATGGAACAACAGCAGAAAGACAAGCAGATGGAATATCAAATGCAAATGCAAACCAATATGCAGTCACAACAAGCTGCTGCTGAATCTAAAGCTCAGTTGTTGCAAATGGAATCTCAAAGCAAAATTCAAATTAAAGAGGCAGAGGCAAACTATGAGATAATGAAAATGAAAGCTGAAGCTGATTTAAAGAGAGAGTTAATGGAACTAGAATTCCAATACAACATGCAATTAAAAGGTGCTGAAGCAGAACAATTAAAGAAAAGAGACGAAGACAAAGAGAAAGCAAAAGATAAAAGAGTTGATCTGCAAGCATCTAGACAGTCTGATCTAATTAATCAAAGGAAGAATAATCTACCACCAATTAATTTTGAAAGTACAGAAGATTCTTTAGATGGATTTGACTTAGAGTCTTTTGGCCCAAAATAATACATAAAATTATTTGTTAACTTTGTAAAAAATTAAATTAAATTAACATGGAAGGAGAAATTAAAGTAAGGGCCGTAGACTTTGAAGAAAAGTCTGTTGCCGAAGTAGAAGAGCAGTTATTAAAACAGCACGAGGAATCAACTGGTATTGCTGCTGAACCTACTGAAACTGTAGAAACAATTGTTACTACACCAGAAACCGTAGAGACGGTTGTTACAGAAACAAATGAGCCAACAGTTGTTGACGAAATTGATGATAACAAAGTTCTTTCATATATTGGTAAAAGATACAACAAGGAAATAAATAACTTGGATGAGTTATTTGAGCAGAGACAACAGAATGATGATCTTCCAGAAGATGTTTCTGCATTCCTTAAGTATAAAAAAGAAACAGGACGTGGAATCGATGATTTTATTCGTTTGAATAAAAATTATGATGAAATGGACGAAGATGCTTTGCTCTTCGAGTATCAACGTGATCAGAATCCAGATTTAGATCCAGAAGACATTAAGTTTGATGTGTCTGATAGATTCTCTTACGATGAAGATTTTGATGATGAAAAAGAAATCAAAAAGAAACGATTAGCAAAGAAAAAAGAGCTCTCAAAAGCTAAGAAGTACTTTAACGACCTTAAAGAACAATACAGAGTTCCACTTGAGTCAAGGGAAACATTTGTTCCACAGGAAGAAAAAGAAAACTACGATGCTTTCAAGAGATATAAAGAGTCTTCCAAGTCTATGGAGGAAGAGAATGCTAAAAGATCAGAATTCTTCTCTAAAAAAACTAAAGAACTTTTTTCTGACAATTTTGAAGGTTTCAAATTTAATGTCGATGAGAATAAGAAGTTAGTTTATAAGCCAGGAGATAGTAAGAACTTACTGCAAGAACAAAATGATTTAAGGAATTTTGTTTCATCATTCCTTGATGATAATGGTTATCTTGCAGATGCAGAAGCCTTTCACCGTTCTATTGCTATAGCTAGAAACCCTGACAAGTTTGCCAAGTTCTTTTATGAAAAAGGAATTGCAGATGCGGTTGGAAGTGTTGCTAAAGAATCTAAAAATATTGACATGGTTCGTCAAGCTCCACAAGTAACTCCGTCAGAAGGTGTAAAGATTAAAGTAATAGATCCAGACAGAGGAAGTAGATTAGTAATTAAAAAACGTTAAACTTTTAAACTTTTAAAAAATGGCTGGTACATTATTAACGAGCCCTGGTGTTAATTTAACGCCAAGTGCTGTAAAGGCAACATTGCCTACAAACTACATTACAAACTTTGACTTCTTGAATCAGTATCTACCAGATACTTACGAACAAGAATTCGAGCGTTACGGAAACAGATCAATCGCATCTTTCTTGCGTATGGTTGGTGCTGAACTTCCTTCCAACTCTGACTTAATTAAATGGGCAGAGCAAGGTCGTTTACACACAAAATACACTGGATTGACTTTTGGTTCAATTGGTACTCCTGCTTCTGGACAACAAGTATTTACATTGGCTTCTGGTACTTGTAACTTTAGAGTTAATCAAACTGTATTTTTATCTTCTCAGCAAGTTGCTGCTGAGTCTGCTAAAGGTATTATTACAGCAGTAACTACAAATACATTTACAGTAGCATACTACGATTCAGCTTACAACGCAACTTCTCCATTTACTGGAGCTACTACTGCTGTTACTGCATTTGTATATGGTTCTGAATTTGCTAAAGGAACTAACGGAATGGTTGGGTCTTTAGAGGCTCAAGATACATTCTACGAAGTTAAGCCAGTTATCATTAAAGATACTTACAATGTATCTGGTTCTGATATGGCTCAAGTAGGATGGGTTGAGATAACTACAGAGAATGGAGCTACTGGGTACTACTGGTACATGAAGTCTGAGCACGAAACTCGTCTACGTTTTGAGGACTATCTTGAAATGACAATGGTAGAAGGTGTTCCAGCTGAGGCTGGTTCTGGAGCTGCTACATGGGCTCCTAATGGATTAATCCCACAACCTGTTGTTTCTCCTGCTACTACTGGTGCAGCTGGTACTCAAGGTTTATTTGATTCTATCGAAACTAGAGGTAATGTTTGGTCTGGAGGTAATCCATCTACATTAGGTGATTTTGATACTATTATTCAAAGACTTGACAAGCAAGGTGCTATCGCTGAAAACGTATTATTCTTAAATCGTCAGTTCTCTTTCGATATTGATGATATGTTGGCTGCTCAAAACTCTTACGGAGCTGGTGGTACTTCTTACGGTTTATTTGATAACAGTGAGGAAATGGCATTGAACTTAGGTTTCTCTGGATTCAAGAGAGGATACGAGTTCTACAAGACTGACTGGAAATACCTTAACGATGCAACTCTTCGTGGAGGTTTAGTTGGTGGTGTAGTTAACGGTGTATTGGTTCCTGCTGGGACAATGAGTGTATACGATCAAGTTCTTGGTAAAAACGCTAGACGACCATTCTTACATGTTCGTTACCGAGCTTCTGAGGCTGAGGATCGTAGATACAAAACTTGGATGACTGGTTCAGCTGGTGGTGCTGCAACTAGCGATCTTGATGCAATGCAAGTAAACTTCTTGTCTGAGAGAGCGCTTTGTACACTTGGTGCTAACAACTTTGTTATCTTCAAGGGATAATTGAAAAACTAAGGGAGGGGACTAGTTCCTCTCCCTTTTTATTATTAATAAATTAAATTATATCAAATGAAAACAACAAGAAAATCTGTGCTAGAACCAAAAGATAGGACTTATCTTTTGAAGAATGGAATGAATCCATTAACATACTTCCTTGCTTCTAAGGATACTCCAAGAAAACGTTTGCTTTATTATGATGAAGATACAAATACAAACAGGCCTCTTCGTTATGCTAGAAATGCTAACTCTCCATTTCAAGATGAGCAAGGTGAAAATGTAATAATCGAGCCAATTATTTTTGAGGATGGAGTATTAATGGTTCCAAAAAATAATCCAGTTTTACAAGAGTTCTTGCATTATCATCCTGGGAATGGAAGTGAATTCTATGAGTTTGATCAAGAAAAAGATGCTCAACAAGAGATAAAACATATGTATGATGAACTTGATGCTCAGTTAATTGCAAGAGAGATGCCATTTGATGAGTTAGAGCCAATCGCTAGATTGCTTCTTGGTGTATCTGTTGATACAATGAAAGTTTCTGAAATAAGAAGGGATATTATGATTTATGCCAAAAGATATCCACAGGACTTTATGGAGGCAGTAAATGACCCTAGTATTAAAGTTACTAGTTATGCTGCTAGAGCATTATCTGATGGATACTTAGCATTTAGAAACAATAAAAAAGAGATTTATTTTAATCTTAAAGACAACAAAAAGAAACTTCTTACTGTACCATTTGGTGAAGATCCTATTTATTTATTGTCTTCTTATTTGCAATCAGATGAAGGTGTTGACTTATACAAGTTTTTAGAAAATAAATTCTCAGAGAACTAATATAAATATATCTATCTAAAAGGCACTCTCACAAAGTGCCTTTTTTTATTTATCTTTGTAAAAAGCATTTCCATGATAAACGATGTTCGTGATAGTGTTATGTCTTTGCTAAATAAAGACAACAGAGGTTATATAACTCCTGCTGAATTTAACTCATACGCTAGACAAGCACAGTTAGATATATTTCAAAAATACATGTACGAGTATAGCAATGCTATGGTCAAACAAAATGCTCGTTATCATGGTGAAGGTCATTCTAATATAGTTAAAAGAGTATCTGAAATATTGGATAGATTTTCTGAATACAAAACAATGAACTATAATATAATAACTGGAACTCTTGATTTACCTTTAGATTATTATTATATAGAGAAAATAATATATAATAATTCAGTTGAAGTAGATAAGGTTGAACATTCTAAAATATTAAATCTTTTAAATTCCAATCTAACTGCTCCAACAGCAAGTTATCCGTCTTATATAGTTACGGCTGAACCAGGGTCATTGACTGTATATCCAAACTCACTTATGACTCCTTTATCGCCATCTAGTACAGCGACTAATATACAAATCAGATACGTAAGATACCCAAAAGATCCAGTTTGGACTTACAATACAATATCTGGAGGTGAACCAATATTTGACCCTTCAAATTTAAGCTATCAAGATTTTGAAGTTCCCTATGAGGAATTTGCTAATTTAGTTGTTAAAATATTACAATACGCTGGGCTTTCTATTAGAGAATCAGAAGTGGTTCAAGATGCAAAAGCAGAAGAGTTACAAACAGCACAACAAACACAATAACAAATGCCATATATAACTAACTATCAGTATTATACTAATAACGGTACAGCTCCACAAGATGCTAATTGGGGTAGTTATCAGTATGTTACATTAAAAGATATAATAAATAACTTCATGTTGATGTATGTTGGCAATGACAAATTGGTCAATAACGTTGACATATACAACGTTAGATTTCATGCTAAAAGAGCAATTCAAGAGATAAATTATGATGCTCTAAAAAACATTAAAGTAATGGAGTTAGAACTTGGTGAAGAACTAAAAATGATTTTACCTCCAGATTATATAAATTATGTTCGTATATCAATGTTGAAGGAAAACGTATTAATACCATTGGTAGAAAGCAGAACAGCTATAACAGCAACGGCATACTTACAAGATAATAATTTAGATAT